GATATTTTGTTCAAATGGTGGTTTCATACCAAAACTCATAAACTCATCTTCACTACCTATCACTCTCTGCATAAGGTGATGGAGTCGGGCATCAAAGTTCATACAATTCACTTTGATGAAGCACACAATTCGGTGCAGAAGAACTTTTATCCTGCGGTAGAATACTTCAGTGAACAGTCAGAACGTTGTTACTTCTACACTGCAACTCCAAAGTATTCTTCCACACCCAAGAAACCTGGAATGAACAATGTTCAGGTTTATGGTAACATCATTGCAAATGTTCCTGCACCAAGAATGGTTCGGGAAGGTTATATCATTCCACCAAAGATTATTGCCAAGCAAGTTTCATTGGACAGCACCAATGTGTTTGAACGTGACTGTAATCATCTACTGGAAAGTATTGATGAGGCAGCAGTTTCTAAGGTTCTTGTATGTGCCAAAGCAACCAAACAAATCACTGCTTTGATGTCACAAACTCCTTTCTGTATTCAACTTGAGCAACGTGGATACTCTTGGATGGTGATTACATCTAAGACTGGTGCGATTATTGATGGTAAGAAAGTCAATCGTGAAGAGTTCTTTGATACTCTGCACGAATGGAGTAAGGATGACTCTAAGAAGTTTGTTTTGCTTCATCATTCTATTCTGTCTGAAGGTATCAATGTTTCAGGTTTGGAAGCAGTCATCTTTATGCGTTCAATGGATGCAATCGGTATCTGCCAAACGATTGGAAGAGTGGTAAGATTACATCACAAAGATGCTGCAGGACTTCGCAATGGGACAATCACACCAGGCAATCTATCAGAATATCACAAATCTTATGGACTTGTGGTGATTCCCACTTTTAATTCGGTTGGTATCAGCACTGCCAAGAAGATTCAGAACGTTGTTGATACTGTATTTCAACACGGAGAACCAGCAATTTCTACTATTAAACGATGAAAGAAGGATTTATTAAAGGTGATTATGCTGCGGTTCCTTTTGGGAAGAAACTGATGATTATTCACAATGGACGGCAACTTGATGTTGTAAACACTTCATTGCAGGCACAAAAGTATATCAAACAGCACTGTGCCAGTCAATCAAGTGGCACATTACCTATTGATTGACCTCTCATCTTGTGTATATTGCATATGTCCACTACTGACACTATGACTCATCTAATTGATCACCTTGAAACTGGTGTGAACTGGAACAAAGTTTTTGGAGTTGTAGATTCTCTCTACTCCGACAAAGGTTTCTCCTCCAATGCAGATAACTTTGCCCGTGCCACTGCTGTTGAAAAGGGACTTGCAAAGTTTTCTGATCTCGTCAGGGTTGACAAAACTGGTTATGATTTCATCTGGGAAGATGAAACTGGAAACTTCATCCGAATTGAGATGAAGATGGGAAAGGATCTTTTCTACAAACGTAAAGATGTTCACGCAACTAAAAAGTTCAAGGTCAAGTCTTTTCTGTCTGAAACAAAAACTGTAGAGGATTTCAAAAAAGACTCTACCTATGATTATCTTCTGGTTCTTGATTTGACAGCACGTCGGGTTGTTGTTCTGGAAGATGAAGTTGCACGTTCACTCTATCAAGAGGGTGCAGATGGTGCAATGATTGAACTTAATTTGGGAGACTATTATCAGTGTGACATTGGAGAAGTTAATCCTATTCTTCCTCCGACTTCACTTTCTCAAAAGATTGATGAAGCAATAGAGGATTATTTGGACTTCTGATGTGACACTTGCAGAACTGGCACAGAGCATCTTGAAACTGCCCTGTGCCGTTCTATCATAAGTTTATGAGGCACAGAGGTTGCCTCTCAACACAAACCACACTTCAACTATTTTATGGGCACCCGTTCACGAATTGGACTTGAACTCTCTGATGGTTCTATTCTTTCAGCATATCATCACTGGGATGGTTATCCTGAATGGTTGGGTCGTATTCTGACTACTCACTACAACAACAAAGAACTTGCTGCTGAACTGATTGATGGTGGTGATATGTCTTCCTGTTGGACTGATGAACGATGGAATGATAATGGATCTGCTAAAAATGCAGAATATGGTCCTCAATACTACTCTCAACGTGGTGAAGATTGCCCTCCCCGTCTTGATGCAGACCTCTGTGAGTTTCTTCTTCCCGATAACAGTGAAGAATACGCATATGTCTTCCGTAGTGGTAAGTGGGTGTGCTATAATATGCACCAGTTTGATAATTCCAAACTTCCCGAAGTTGTTTCTATTCCTGAAGGAGCAGTTGCAGTATGATCACTACAATTATGGCAGGATTTGCCTTTGGTTATTGCATCGCAGACATTATTCTCACTCGTCGTGCAAATAAACGTTTGAGTGAAGATCTTAAAAAAATTATTGATTCTGAAAAATGAAAACTTCTACTGCTCTTGGTGCTGTATTTGGTGTAATTGTCCTTGCAACTGCTGGACTTCTTTTTGAAGCGTGGTTGCTTGGATTGATTCTGTCTTGGTTTGGTGTATCTTTGTCCTTCTGGCAGAACTTTGCTATTATCTTTCTTGCTAATATGATTTTCAAATCTAACGTATCTTCCAAATGAACAAATGATTGAACTCCTTGCAAGTTCTTTGATTGCTACAAGTAACCGTTCTGAAGAGATTAACAAGTTCTGTGCCTATGTTGTTGGTATTCCCTATGCTTCTGACAACTTCACAGATAAAGAATGGGAACGTTTTGTTTACTGCAGAGAGCATCTAAAATGAAAACCAAATACATTGCTGCTGGATTGATTGGGTTCTCTGCAATTATTGTCTGGAACATCTTCTGTATTCAACGTGATGATGCTATGTTCAAAGCACATTATCGTCAACAAGCAATTCAAAATCTTACAGATCAAAAATGATAGAGTTTCTCATCATTTCAGCAGCATTTGCTTGGTTCTTCTTTGTTCTATTTTCCAAACACTTTGATTACCTGAATAAAAAATGATTCCCGATAGCATCAAAAAACTGATTCAACAAGCAGAACAAAGCAAAGAGGCAGAAGAGTTCTGGCAAGAAGTCAATGAACTTGCTGAGAAATATGAAGTCACTTGCGACTACATCTTGGCAGAGTTCTATTGACAATCGTATCATTTCACATTAAACTTAAGGAGTAACTTACAAAAACAAATGGCACAAAAGTTTCTTTATCTGGTTGATCATTTTTGCCCCTTTCCTAGAAGTGAATATGGTGGACTTTGGGCAGTGATTGCAGAGGATGATGATGAATGTTTTGATTTGATTAAAGAATATGATGATGGTTTCAACGAACAGTTTTATGTAAATCTTCGTGACAAAGTAGTCAATGCAAGAACTTATCCTCTTGCTGAAGATGTAGAATCCAGTGTAGTTGAGGCATTTACGACGTGACACAAAACGTAGATCATGCCAACAATATGATTGATGATCTTAAAACTCAATATCAAGATAGAATCTCGCAATTACAACAAAAAATTATAGAACAGCAATACGAAATACTACAACTACAAGAACAGATTAAACTGCTCTCATATGTCAAAGATTACGATTGCTGATGAAACTCTCAGTTGATTTGATTCCACAATTTACTCACAAAGCACCCAAAGATTATGTCTATGAAGTTGAAGAGTTCAAACGTGGTATCTTTTCTATTTGGTTGTATTGCCACCGCAAGTTTGATTACAATCTGGGCAAATCTACCAGAACCATCTGGGGATTCTACAATCACAAGGAGTGTAAGTTCTATAGTCCTGTAAATAGTAAGACAATGGGTAAAGTTGTAAACTTTAAGAATACCACAAAATACACAGCAATTCCTCTTAAAGAATCACCACTGGACAAGTTCTTTGTATGAAACCATCCTTTGCCGAAGGCATCATCGTTCAATACAGAGATTGGGTTGGTGAGATTCGTTTTGTCTGTGACGAATATCTATCAATTTGTGTTCGGGTAGGCAACAATCGGGTGAATGATGTTTGTGTCTTGGTGCATAGGAATGATTGGAATCAAGTCAAATTACTTAAAGAATCGGGTAAATGAAACATAAAAGTCTCTGGAGATTGATTGCAAAATCTCTGGGAGAAAAAGCAGGTAAAAACAATCAAGAGGCAGATAAGATTGCTCTTATTCGTCTCTTGATGTTTTTGTCTATTTTAATTACCAACTGTTTTATTGTTTATGGAGTATTAAGAACTCATCATTTCCCAACTGATACACATAAGCAAACTCAATGTAAAATAAATACCTAAAAGTATTTGTAAAGATGAAGACTTTTCAGCAATTTAATGAAGACATTGAATCCCGCAGACAAGAGTTGCGTCAGAGACAACTTGATTTAATGGCAAAGCAAAAACAAAAAGTTGCTGACTACCAATCTGCACAAAGAGAAAACCAAGCAGCAGCACAAGAAAGAGAAGCATTAAAAAAAGAAATAAAGAGAGAACTACAAGCAGAGCAACATCCTAAAATGCAACCAAATGAGTATAACAAACAGGTTGCCAGAGCATCTGCCCGTTGGAAAGGTATGCAAATCCGTCAAGCACACGGAGAAATGGAACACGAAGCAGGTGCAGAAGTAACAGCAAAAAGAGCAAGATTAAAAGCAATTATGTCTCGTTGAGTGGACACCTGAATAACTGGCACACAACACCACAAAAACACCACAATCTTCTGTATATTACTTTTGTTCATTTGAGGAACCTCTATGGATTGGTTTGATGACATTCAAGTTGAAGAACTGAATGACTTTGACTTCAAAGAATCTTATCAAGACGAACTCTTTGAAGAAGACACGAATGAAGACAAAACCTTCAACACCTTTCTTAATTCCAAATACGATTTTTGATTATGTCTCCTGAAACTCTTAATTTTAATGGTGATGCTGTCACTTTTCTGGGATTGATTGGTGTTGCATCAACTTTCCTGATTATTGTTACTGCATTTCGTAGATTCTTCAATTCACCTTACAACATTCGGGTGACACCTAAAGTGACTCAAGAAACCACACAAGAAACTCTCAATGAAACCCTCTGAAATCCTGATTCAACTTCAAGAACTTCAAAAAGAATGGAGAGTCAATGACTTTAATCTTTCTGAAGGACAGCAAGTAACTTACAACCGACTTCTTGAACTTCGTCGGGAACGTGTAACTCAACTTTACAAAGATAACCGAGTTTGTAAAATATCTAAGACTGCAATGGACAAACTCAAAGAAGAAGAAGACACCTGATAAACTGTCACAGAGGAACCCACAAGGTTCCTTTTTTTACTTTATGATGACTTTGTTGACACTCAAACAATGACTCAAAACCTCCACTTGGAACATCCTGAAGATTCTATCTTGACAGGAGATTTGAGTGTTCTGAATTGGTTTACTGCTGACTCTAATGTCAGTGTGAAAATTGATGGTGCTCCTGCTATTGTTTGGGGTACAAATCCTCAGAATGGAAAGTTCTTTGTCTGCACTAAAGCAGCATTTAATAAGCAAAAGATTCGTCTTTGCTACAATCAAGATGACATCTTTACTCACTTTGGACATCAACCAAAGGTAGCACAGATTCTCATTTATTGTCTTGACTTTCTGCCCCGCACTAAAGCAGTGATTCAGGGTGATTGGATTGGTTTCGGGAGTGGAGCAGATACATTCACTCCTAACACAATTACCTATAAGTTCTCTTCACCAATTCGTCAGGACATTATCATTGCACCTCACACAATTTACAGTGGTGCTGATGATATTCGTGAGATGACTGCTGCTCCTTTGTTGAAGAAACTGAACAGCACAAAAAACTGTTTGTTTGTTCAACCAACAGCAACAATTTGTCCTTATCGTGATGATATTGAAGAGTTTTGTGGGTTTGCACGTCAAATGAGCACACTTTGCACGTTTGTAAGTGACAAACAAGCAAAAGAACTCAAAAAAATCATCAATTCTTACATTCGTGAGGGTAAAGAGGTTGACGAACACGAAATCGCAGAAAATTATGATGTTGACATCAACCTGCTGCGATTGTGGAAGTTGATTGAATCTATCAAGATGGATATGTTCTTTTACATTGAATCTGATGATAACATCACTTGCAAAATTGATGGTAAAGATTCAGAGCACGAAGGATTTGTAATGCACAATCAGTTTGGAAGTTACAAAATCGTGAATCGTGATGAGTTTAGTAGAATGAACTTTACACTTGCAAAGCACTGGTGACTCATATGACCCCCGAACAAAGATTTCAACAACTGTTTGAAGAAATGTATCAACTTTGTGAAGAACAAGGTTGGGGAGATCCTTTCAGTTATGCTCGTTCCCGTGAGATACATCTTGCTAGTATTCTTGGACATCAAGTAGCAGAAACTTATTCGGGTGCTGATGCTGTGGATCAAGATGGTGAATGTGAGTATAAATCTACCATTGCTAAATCTATCAATGGGACTTATAATGGTATCAGTGTCCAAAATACCTGGGAAGAGCAAGAACGTTATCTGATTGAGGAGAAACTTGGTAAGTATTCCAATCACTATATTGCCCGATATGATGGTGGCAAAGTCGTTGAAGTGTGGAAACTGACTGGTGATGATGTACTGATGATTCTGCTTCCCAAACTTAAGAAAGATTGGGAACGTAAGATTCACGGTAAGCACAAAGATCCCCGTCTCTCTGGTAATCTGACCCGCAAAGAAATCTATCAATACGGAACTCAAATTGTATGACTCTTGACAGTGGCAAACTGATGTATTCGGAGGGTAACAACGACGAATGTTATACTCCAAAATACGGTGTTACTCCCATTCTGAAATACATTCCCAAAGATGTAATCGTCTGGTGCCCATTTGATACTCCAAATAGTGAGTTTGTCAAGCAGATTGGTGAGCAGAATGATGTAGTCTACTCCCACATCCGTTATGGTCAAGATTTCTTTGATTTTGAACCACTCAAATGGGATGTAATTGTATCCAATCCACCATTCACAAACAAACGTAAGTTCTTTGAGAGGGCATTATCATTTGGCAAACCATTTGCACTCATTATGACTAACACTTGGTTGAATGATAGTGCTCCGAAACAGTTATTCAAGGACAAGGATCTTCAACTGTTGATGTTTGACAAACGGATGAAGTTTCACAGTCCTGATGGTAGACCAAACGACAAGATTACGTTCAGTTCTAGTTACTATTGTTGGAACTTTCTACCAAAGCAAATCATTATGGAAGAACTTATCATCCCAAAGAGTAACTCACAAGCAAAACTTCCGATTGATTGAATACTATAAATACCTAAAAAGTATTTGTAGCAATGGCAAAGGACAAAACAGAAGTAGGAATCACTGGACAACCTATTCCTAAACCAAAAACCGCAAAACAGCAATACGAACTAGAGAAAAAGAGAAGACAAGAAAAGCATCTTGGCAAGAATGTAGGTGGAACTCAGTATCGTTCTGATGTCACTCCTTACTATAATCCAAGAGCAAGAACATTTGAGGAGTTTGTAGGTATTTGTGAGAAGGTTGTGTATGGTGGTGAAAAGAAAGCACCAGAAGATACTTCAATGACTGTAACTGCAGCAGATAGAAAAGCAAACACAAAAGCATGGCAAAACTATCAGGCAGGACACAAAGGATACAAAGCAGCACCACATTTAACAAAAGAAGAAACTGAAACACAAGCACCACCAACACCAGAAGAGAAAAGAAAAATCAAAAAGATGCAGCAACTTGCACGATTAAAGCAAATGGCAAGTGCAAAAAGGTATCAATCTGATGTTGCAAGAGAAGAATATGAAGTTGATGAAGCAGCAAGAAATCCAAGTGATGTTAAGTTAGCAAGAACTGGTTTTCTATCAAGATTTGCGAATCAACTTGAGAAAGATATAGAGGATGCAACTCAAGGTAAAAAGAAACCAGCAACTAAATCTGCATCAAGAAAAGTCACAAGACAATCTTTTGTGGATCGTAGCAATGCACCTGTTAGAGAAGAATATGAAGCAGAGTGATAAAAATGAAAACTTTCTCACAATTTCTTCAAGAAGCAAAAGCAGCAAAACCACCACAAGAGGTTTTGAACAAAATATCAAGAGCATATGGTAAAAAACATCGTGGTGTAAATGTTGATGCTTCTCACAGTGACAAATCTGGCAACATTCGTCTACACAATATCTGGATTCCACCAGAAAAACGTGGACAAGGTGTTGGTGGAAGAATTATGAAAGGATTATCAAAGTATGCTGATAAACAAGGCAAAAGAATTACATTAAATCAAGCACCAGAAAAAGGAAAGAAAGAAAAATTAGCAAAGTTCTATAAATCGCACGGATTCCAGGCAAATAAAGGAAAGAACAAAGATTTCTCAACTACAGACACACATATTAGACATCCAAACACTTGAATGTGACACCTGAATAACTGGCACAACATCCTGGCACAGCACTCAAAATCGTCTATTGTAGTTCTGCTGAGACAAACAACATTCAATGATTTGTGGAATCTTGGTTCTCCTAGCATATTCTCTGGGAGCATTGCAAATTATTATTCTTCAACATTTTAACAACAAATGACACTCTCCACCGAAAAAAAAGAAGCACTTCATACAGTCGGTAAAGTAATTGGTGCAATTATTGCAGAGGCAATTCTTTCAGGTGTCCTCTATGTTATTCTTGCACTGATGATTGGTCTTTCTGTTACTTATCTGCAAGTGTTTGGTGTTCTTCTGTTGATTAGACTTTTGGTAAGTCTTGCAAAAATGTCTTGAAAGGTGACACTTCTCTAAGTGTCCACAGAGGCACCTGTGTGCCCCCACAATGCCCTTATACTATCTTTGTTGAGTCAAACCACACAACATCAATGATTTCCTTTCCAACACGTCAGCATCACATTGCAGAACTCTATGATGCCTGCAAATTGATTGTTGACACTTACAGAGAATCTGATGTCTTCAATGTTTATTCTAATGAAGGACTTGAAGACCACATTAACTTTGCTGCCACTGCTCGTGAAATTATGTCGTTGATTGCTGAAGGTGACATCAAATGAAATACGTTGTTCAACTCTATGTTGGTGGTAAAACCTTCAACGAAGAAGTGCAGGCAATCAGTCCTAAAGATGCACGAGAGACTGCACTTGCAAGAAATCCTAAAGCAAAAGTTGTTTCCGTAAATGTGAGTTTCAAATGACTTACGAACAAGAAATTAAAGACCTGACAGTAACACGTTCTCTGCGTTTTCTGTGTAATGGTTTCAAATCAGAGTTTGCTTCATTTGCTTATGCTGATAGTAGAATGACCGAACTTCTGCAAGAACTTGCAAGTGAGTTCGTTGATGCAAACATTCCTGTGGTTGATGAAGACAATCAGGTAGAACTTTCACTGATGCTGTTAGAGTCTCTGGATGTAATTGCACGATGACTGTACCTAATCTCACAACTCAACACATTGATTTTAATGAATGGTTGGAACAATGTCCTGTTCCATTCTTCAAATACTCTCTGTATAACAGTGATATGAATACTGCCGTCTATGAGTTTCGTTTTGATGCTGCTGTAGAGGAGGATGAAGAATGAACTACACTGACATCACAAAACTTGAGAATTGCCCCGAATGTGGTGCTAACTGGGTTGATTTGCCCATTCCAGAAGAATACTGGGAAAACTATTCTCCTCCCTATTTCTATAGTCGTGTGATAGGAGTTGAGTTACTTCACGGGGATAGAATTGACCATTGGTTGTGTCCTGATTGCAAACACCAATTTCCACGAGGTATGGGATGACATACTCTAATCTCTCAAAGATTCGTCCCAAACTGAGAACATCTGGCAATGTGACAGGAAACTTCGGCAGGAGAAAGTCTATCGGAGGTTCTTCACTCAATGATTTGGGTGGGAATGGTAACATTGGCATCACACAGCAAGAATACTTGAATCGTCTGTATTATGCTTTTGATAACACCACAGACACTAAACTTCGTCAATTTCTTTATCAGGAAATCAAAAAGATTCACATTCAAAGAGGAACTTGGTAAAAATGTTTGATTCTATTTTTATTGATGGATCTCTTCAAGATTATATCAATAAAAATGTGCAAGATCCCTGGATTGGAACACCCTTTCAAAGTTACGTTTTTATGTCTCCCAAGCAAAAAGGTGAGTTTGGTGAACGTTTTGTGTCCAAATACTTTGAGGCAAGGTGTAGTGAAGTTAAAAGAGCAAAAACTTCCACTGCTGGACACGATAGGTTGATTGATGGTATAATGACAGAGATCAAGTTTTCTCTTGCAACTCGGGACAAAAAAGGTGGTGTGAAAGAAGATCAGTTTATCATCAATCACGTCTCAAAAGATAAAGATTGGGAACGTCTTGTGTTTTTTGGAATCAATCCAACTGAAGAGGACTGCCGTTTCTTTTGGTTCACCAAAGATGATTTTATTCAACATCTTAAAAGTGATGAATGTGTGTTTGCTCCTCAACAAGGTGGCAAATCTATTGGGAATGATGATTATATCTGCACAAAGATCGATAAATTAAAGAGTATGTCGTTCGTAAAGTCTCTGGATCAATGGTAAATCTTCATCTAGGTGATTGTTTAGATATTCTACCAACACTTGCAGATAATTCTGTTGATATGGTGTTGGTAGATTTGCCATACGGAACAACTGCCTGTAAATGGGATTCTATTATTCCTCTAGACAAATTGTGGGGGCAATATAACAGAATCTGCAAGGAAGATGGTGCAATGGTGTTCACTGCAGCACAACCATTCACAACTATACTTGCAGCATCTAATCTTGAGAACTTTCGTTATGAATGGATCTGGGAAAAACCACAAGGAACCAATCCTATGAACGCAAAAGTGATGCCTCTCAAATCACACGAAAACATTTTAGTTTTTTATCGCAAGAAACCCATATATAACCCACAAATGTGGTATTCAACTCCTTACAGTGGGTTCTCATCAGATACCAGTAAGATTGGTGAGGTTTATGGTAATGCAAAGAGCAAACATCGGGATAATCCAGATGGATCAAGATATCCTAAAACAGTGTTGCGATTCAAACAAGAAAAGGGATTGCACCCTACACAAAAACCAGTAGATTTGATGGAGTATTTAATCAAAACTTATACCAATGAAGGTGATACTGTGCTTGATAATACGATGGGTTCGGGAACAACTGGTGTTGCTTGCGTGAATACAAACAGAAACTTTATTGGCATTGAAAGTGATGAGAAATACTATCAAATTACTAAAGATCGTATAAACAAACCACTAATGCTTGCCATGATGTGACAGTTAAGAAACTGGCACACTGAACCTCCACTGGCACCAATTTCCTGTATTCTATAGAAGTTCAAGGGATTTCATTCCAATGACAACCACTTTTGCTGATTATGCCTTGCAGCAAGATGCACGGAACACCATTTATCTTAACATCGTTAAGTATGGTTTGATGCTGTGTGATGCTCTCCAGCAAGATGCTCCAGATGGTTACTTCTATGAACTGGAAAGTTCTGGTCGTAAGTATCATAAAATCTGGATGCACATTGGAGACCGTCGTGATAGCATCCACGCATTTATTGATAAGAAAACTGGTTCCGTATTCAAACCTGCAAGTGTAAAAGCACCTGCCAAGCACGAGAGATATAATCTTCTCTCTATTTCTTCTCGTGAAAAGTGTCTTGAAAATGCTGACTGGGCAGGAGGATATTTGTATCTGCGATGACATCAACTGATAAACTCATCTTTGTATCATCATTCTGCATCTTTATGAACTGGGGATGCAGAATCACTCAACTTTTTCTCAATCATTTGTTATGAGCAGCATTTATCATTCTGGATACGGTTACAGCAAACTTGTCTGTGAAGATGTAACTCAATGGTTTCTCAATAAGTTTCTGCCACGTCATAAAGTTGATGTAGATATTCTACATCGTGGATTGCGTCGGGAAAAAGTTTATGGATATTGTGATTTTGTTGATGAAGCACATCGTCCTCGTCACTTTTTGATTGAACTGACAACTTATATGGACAAAGAGTTGTATATTAAAACTCTTTTGCACGAATTGGTTCATCTTCGTCAATGGGTAACTGGTTCACTGCAACTTCGTTACGGAAAAATGTGTTATTGTAAAGAACCAGTGGAAAAGTATGAGTATGAGTATCAACCGCACGAAATTGAAGCAAGAGAACAAGAAGAAACTCTTTATGATGAATACATTGAAGAGAAATATGGTGTCGCAAATGTAAATGATTCAATCTGTTTGAGTGTTTCACGGCATCTGCTGTGACAGTTGAATAAGTGGCACAAGGTATGAGCATTGCCACCAAAATCCTGTATTCTTAAAAAGTCAAAGCAATTCACGCAAATGACAAAAGAAATCACTCCTGAACAACTCATTCAAGAACTCAACAAACTTAAAATGACTCCTGAAGAAAGGATGAACGTTGAAGCACGAGAACTTGGAAGAACCATTGGTAAGTATACTGCAGGCATCATTATTCTTTTCCTTGCTCCTACAATCATTTGGGCATCTCTTGTGTTTCTTATCGGACTGAATGTTGCTTGGGTGAAAGTATTTGGTGCTTACTTTATTTTTAATTTCATTAAAAATCTCATCATCAGATCTGCAAAGTCTGCATCAGTGTGACACCTGAGAAACTGGCACAAGGAGACTGGAAACACCACCAGTCTCCTGTATTCTTAAAGAGTCAAAGAAACACAACCAATGAGACACTCACCAGACACCCGAATTGATGTCAAATGTTATGCTGCTCCTTGGGAGAATACTACCACTGACATTGATCGTGCCATTGATTTGGCATACAGTTTGAGTGAAGAATACCAGTGTGATGTTGACTTGCGTTACAACTCAACTGGTATCATTTTCCAAACCGTTTCTAACTACTGATTATGTTATTCCAAGTCGTTGACATTGAGTTTGACTTTGAGGATGATTTTGGCACAATTTCTCAAGATGCACAACAAGAAATCATTGATGAAGTCACTAACACTGTCTGGGAAGCAAGTGATGAGGAAGATTTAGTTGAAGAAATCACTTGTGCAACTGGTTGGTGTATTAAATCCTTTGACTACATTCACGTTCTGAAATGACTAACACCCGCAAAGAGTTTCACTTCACTGATGAACAGATTGATGTCCTTTTGGAAGCACTAATCTGGACAATAGACAACGGGAACTATTCTGAACAGGAATATGAATGTGCCCGTAAACTGTATGCGACCAAACTGCAATCATGTTCCAAAAATGACTAACCGAACTGAAATTGAGTGGTTTTTGAAAGAAAAGTGTCGTGAAGATGCTGACCTTTTTGATACTATCATCAGTGAGTATGTTTGGAACTTAAGTAACGACAAACTTACTGAACTTGAGGACTTTCTTTCTAACAACTTTGGGGACGATTGATGCTGGAAAGTGTAGAGAATGTGGACAGTTAAGGAACTGGCACAAGGTATGAGCACTGCCACCAATTTCCTGTATTCTATAGAAGTTGAGAGACAAAACTCCAATGAACACCGCAACTCTCACTGACATTCATTCTTCCGTGAATGAAAACAGTGTTTGCCTCATCAATCTGGGACGCAAGCACAACTTTAATGTTCTCCCTGTTGAGAAGATTAAAGAAACTGAAAAAGCAATTCAATTCGGTTCAGTTCACACTCCCCGACACACAATCTGGTTTCCCAAGAAAGCACTGAAAGAGTGTAAAGAAGTCCCTGGTGTGTTTACTCTTGCACCTTGGTTCTCTTTTGATTCCTGGGGTTGTTTGTTTCTGAGCAGCAATATGAGAATTGCATTTTCCACCAAGGATTTCTGATGATGAACACCGCATTTGTCACTCCAAAGTCTAAGAAAGCACGCAACCGATTCTGTAACCTAATGCAATCAGAATCGGAATGTGTGATTGAACAAAACAAAGGTGATCGTGTCTTTCTACGTTCACTCAACAACAAAAACTTCTTCTGGGTTTCTCTTCACAACGACAAAGATTGGGAGGTTGATTTCTAATG